CGTTTGTTGGTTAGCTAAGTTAGCCAAACGCATCTGCATGCTTTGCGTGGACTGAGTTATGTTAGCTTGCTGTTCGTTACTTAGGTTTTGCGCTGCTCTAGCTTGAAGGGCTTGAGCGTTGCTCTGAGCCATCGGCATTGCAGACTGAATAATAGAATTAAACAGCGCATCGCGGCCTACGGAAGAAGCCGATAAGCCTCTACGCACCAGCATGTTATTAACATTCTGTACGGCTGGTCTGGCCCACATTGGGACTTCGCCATCTTCCATACCGCCTAACAGACTCTCCATTTGTGAAGATACTAAAGCTTCTGTTGGTAGTGCTGCTACAGCAGCCTTAACTTCAACGGGCTGTGAGTCTATTTGAGCTGTTACAGTTGCAGGGTCTTCAACAATAGCTGCTGTAATGTTTGGCGGTAGTTCACCCACAACCTCTATCATCTTAGCCGCTGTGCTTTTTGCTGCTGTGCCTTTAACCGTCCTGCGAGAAGCCGCATCAAATCCTGCCGCATCCATAATCTTAGCGGCTCGGCCTACATCAACATCCTGCCCTAAAATTAGCTTTCGGTCTGATTCTTCAGCTTCTTTTGTAAGGGAAACTTCTGCAAGCTCTCCAGTAACACTAGGAACATAAGCGTCTCTCTGAGCTTTTAACTTACGAGCATCTTTTTGCAGAGCTGCTTTTTCTTGTAAGGGGTCTCTTTTAGCTGCAAATGCGCGTTCAGTAAGTGTAGCATCATCTAGCTCTGCAAGAGCTTCAGGTCTTAAGTCATCAAGTCTAGCAGCTTCTACATCAGCACCCTTTCCGCCCAAAAGCTTAGGAGCATAAGAGCCACCCTTTACGGTTTTTGGAGCATTTACTTTTATAATGTCGTCTTGCTTAGCAACGTCCATTTGTGTAGAGGTTACTTCATCTGTAGTTATTTTTTCAGCGTCATCAAGTTTTTGAATATCCGAAGCTTTTGTTACTGTTCCTTCAGGAGCAACTGTTTTAGTTTTGTCGATTTCTAAATTGTTAGCGGCCTCAAGACCTTTTTGAAAATCTGATTCCATTAACCAACTGGGCATTTCGGGAGTGTCTTTTCCAGTTTCACTAGCTGAATAAGCTTTTACTGCCCACTCTCTAGCCTCTGCTTTTTGAGTCTCGTCCCACTCAGGGTATTGAGCAACATACTCGTCAGCCCTTTGCTCACCTTCGGGTACAGCTTTAAGTACAGACTCTGCTTCCATTTCTACAGCAGTATACTCAGGATTTTTTTGAGCAAGTTCAAGCGGAGCGCCTGTGCCTATTTGCTTGACGTTTCTTCCGCCAGTAAACTCGTCGTCGGTTCCACCGTCTACACCGTCTTCACCGTCCCCAGTGTTGCCTGTTTGTTGGAATGTGCCTGTTTTTTTATTGTACACCCAACCGTCTGCTAAAGCTTCTTGGAGAGTATCATAACCATGGTCTTGCCACCAAAACTCATTTTCAACAGTATCAATTGCCCTACCTCCGGCATCATCGTTACCCGTTTTAGCCCTTTCGTCCGAAGGTGTTTCTCTACTTCCGGCTTCTTTTTGTGAGGTTCTATAGGTTTTACGTCGAGGCTCTTTGTCTAAGGAGTCTAAGTTTATTGGCGGAGTAACTACGCCTGAGTTTTTATAATCTGTAGTGGCTTTCACAGGCATTACAGCCGGACGAGCCATCATATCTTCACTTTGTTGTTGCTTAGCTTTTCTAGCAGTATCGTTATATTGTTGGGCAGCCTTTCTGCTATCAGCTAGATATTGTTCTTGAGCTTTTGCTTGTTTAGCAGCTATAGTGTCCATTCTTTTTTCTTCTTCTTTAGGCACTCCACCTTCTGCATACTGCTTTCTTTTAGCCCTTAGCTGCTGTAAAGACTTCTTAGTATTTTGCTTATTAATTTTTTTGCTCATTATTTTTTCTTCCGATTAATCAGATTTTGAACTGTGTCTGTTTCGTAAATTCTAATGCCTAACCAAACAATGGTGAATAAACTAGCGATAGGAGGCAACCAAGCTGCCAAAGACATAATACCCGTAGATGCTGCAATTACGTCTACAGTTTGTTTGCTCTGTTCGTCTAGCATAATAAGTTCCTTTTATTTTTCTGACATTGATTGGGTTGTTTGATAGCGGAAATAGATTCCACCCATTCCGAATAATGTGCTGGCTAACATGATAGTCTCAGCGGATAGGTTAAGCTGTAGGACGTACACTTGTAGAGCCGCTAAGGTTACACCAAAGACTTGCCACCTGTTACTACGGCTACGCCAAAATTGTTTTACTCTGTCCATGATAATTCTACCCACTCTTGATTGTCTTCATCCCACTCATGTACGCCTTCCTCTGGATAAGGTACAGGTGCGTCCCATAAACAAGTGTCTTCGTTTAGTGTCCAACTTGGGTAAGGTTGAGGAGGTATGAAAGCATCACGCTCCTCGTCGTAAGTAAAGCCAATCCCTGCATAGTTCTTGCGGAAAGGAGTGCCATCGTTAGCGTGAACACCGCCAAAGGTATTGTAGCTAGTGCGCTTTGCTCCGTAATACTCTTCCCAGTTAATGTCACCCTCACCTTCGTCTTTACCAACAAACACCTGAGTGACTATGTTGTTATCTAATACTGCGTAATGTGCCATAGTGATTATCCAAAGGTTACTGTGTCAGATGGGCCAGCGGCTGTGATTTGAGTAACAGTATTTCCTGAGTGAGTTGACGAGCTAGAAGTAACGCCAGCAGAGAATGTTGCTGTTACAGAAGTAGGATAAATTAAAAGTATAATACCTGAACCCCCACTAGCCCCAACTCCAGAGCTACCACCACCACCACCACCAGTGCTTGTGCCTCCTGCTGTTGCCGCAACACCTGAATTTCCACCGCTACCACCTCCAGTGCTTTGGTATATACCGCCACCATAGCCGCCTTCGTAGTTTGAGTGAGCGCCACCGCCGCCTCCTTCACCATATTTTCTAGAAAGTCCTGATGCGCTTATTTGCGTCCCAGCACCACCGTTGCCGCCATGAGTAGAAATGCCGTTGGCTCCTGCACTTGCAGTTCCACCACCGCCTCCTGCACCGTATCCGGGGCTAGTGCTTACTCCGTTACCACCGTCATATCCTTGTCTTGGAGGGCCAGCTACTCCAGTGCCAGCTGGCGCTCCGTAATAACCAGTTCCACCACCACAGCCTCCCGAACCTACTCCGAAAGAACCGCCATAACCACCACCGCCTCCACCTGTCGAGGTATGGGTAGCAAAAGTAGAGTTAGAACCGCTGTTTCCTTGACTATTATTTTGCCCAGAATGCCCTGAACCTCCTGCTCCAACTGTTACTGAATAAACGGTATTTGTAAAATAATTAGAACTGTCTGTAGCCGTTAGTAATCCACCGCCACCGCCTCCACCTACAGGATTTCCGCTACCTCCGCTACCTCCGCCAGCTTGCACAGCGTAAGTAAGAGAAAATAGAGCAGCCCCACCACCACCACTAACACCAAAGCCATTTATGTTATAACCAAATCCAGACACGGCTTACTCCTTATGCGTCATTTGAAGCGTTGGTGGTAAAGAATAACTTAATGCCTAACAGTCTTGCATCGCCTGTCTGACTGTCTGCTGATACATCGCGCATGACCTGAAAGTACGTTTGCGTGTCTACAGCAGCTCCTGTAATAGTTACTGCACCAGAAACCGCCGTAACATTCATGTCATTAGAAGTTCCAGAGTGCGCTTTAGCCGTAGCAACTACATTAGTGCCGAATGCTGTGTTGATGTCTGCGTTGTCTGCAAAAGAAACGCCAGAGAGTCCCCAAGCTACTGTGCCTGTGTTGGTTCCAGTGACTGTGAAGAACGCTTGAAAAGTTACTGTGCCTTCGTTCCAAGACTTAGGAAAGGCTACAGTAAACTGTGCATTTTCGTCTGAGCTTGCATCAAAGTCTAAGCACTTTAGCTCTGGGCCGTTTGATAACTCTACTTGTTCTAAGTCTGCACAGCCTGCTGTTGAGTTTGGGTACATTGCCGCCGCAGGTACGTAGATAGTTTCAAGACCTGCAACTTTGATGTCGCTAGATACTTTATCTGAAGTTACTGCATCATCAACTATTGAAGCTGTTACAACCGCATCATCAGCAAGTTTAGCTGCCGTTACTGCATCATCAGCAAGTTTAGCTGCCGTTACTGCATCATCAACTATTGAAGCTGTTACTACTGCGTCAGATGCTAGTTTAGCCGCCGTTACTGCATCAGCCGCAACACCGCTTGTTTTTATTTGTGTTAAAGGCATCTTACTCTCCTAATGCTGGGCGAGTGTCTGGGAACGATCCTGTACTGGGCCAGTCACGCAATGTAATTCGATACGCCATGTAATCATCACGCTGTGGGTGGTCAGTCAAAGGGACTATGTAATCAGTAGCAGATAGTTCTTGGTCACGCCACATACGTCCTTCTTCCTCTGCTGTAGGCTTTGGGGGTGTAGGTGCAACCCAATTTTCATAGTGTTCAAAGTTGGCTTCAACAAACTCAGCGTCAGCGTTGATGGTATTTGTAATGTTACCGTCAGCATCTTTAATATTATATTTCATTTAATTCTCCTTACGGTATGTACTGAATAACAACACAGCCTTGCCCACCACGGCCTGAAGTCGCGCCTGCGGCCCACCCAGAATAGGTACTTCCACCGCCACCGCCAATAGAAGCATGACCTGCAAACATATTTAGATTATATTTCATCGCTCCTACACCACCTGCCAATGGCCCTGCTACCTCTGGCCCATAACCCTGTGAAGAGGAATCAACATATTGATTTCCTCCTCCGCTACTGCCAGATATTTGACCAAAACTAGATGAATAAAAATCACCCAATATGTCGCAACTACCTGAAAGAGTGAAATTTTGGTCGTTAACTGATATACCGTCATTGCCTGTTCCTGTCAGTCCTACAGCACCACCGCCTCTGCTATAGCCTCCGCGTCCACCTGCGTTGTTTACGTCTCCATTAGAAGCCGTACCCCCAGTAGTGTAAGCTCCAGTAGTTAAAGCCCCTCCTGCGCCACCAGTAGCCGTTAGTGTAGAACTTAGTCCTGTACCCGCAACAGTTGTAGTGCCTCCTGCGTTTCCTGCACCGTAGGCTCCCACTGTGGGTGCGCCTCCTGCGCCAATAACAACAGTAAATGAGCCAGAGGTAGTTACTGCTAAAGAGTTCTTTCTGCAATAACCTCCTGCCGCACCACTTTGAATGGTAAAGTCAACCGCTGACGCGCCACTACCACCAGCCCCAATAACGTGAATCATTATGTTACCGTCTTGAGGTGGAATCCATGTTTGAGACTTGTGTAAAAAGATTGTGGGGAATGAACCACCTCCACCGCCACCTAATATAATAGCCATTTATAACTCCCTCCATCCGATTGTTGAATCAACGTACACTAAGGTCGCACCTGCATCTGTAGCCAGTTCACCATCGTCTGCTGTTGAATTAATTTTTGAGCCGTTGCGAGCAACAGTCACTGTTCCTGCTCCAGAGTTCT